GGCGGCCCTGCAGGTGTTCGTTGCGCGCGGCCTCGACCTGCTCGGTGCCGATATCGCAAACCTTCAAGTCGGCGAGCTGGTACATGTGCAGCTTGCGGAAGGTTTCGACACTGCTGATATGTGCCGCGCTGGCGGTCGGGAGGTGTACCGCCAGCCAGGCGCCAATCAACTCGTCGAGCGTTGGTACCGGTTTGCCTCCGTTGGCGGCGACCACAGCGTCGTCGAAAGCGGCCTGGGCGAAGGTCTCGGCGCGCGCGCGATTGCGCAGTCGGGTCGAGCGCTGCACGCGCTGACCGCTGACCTGAAAGCGAAAGTGCCAAATCTGGCCTATTTTGAAAATGTTGGCGCTCATGCTGGTTCCAGTTGTTGATATTTCACCACGAAGGTTTCACGCGGCGCCAGGTTGGCAGCACGCTTGAACAGCACGCATGGCCGCTCAGTGGCGTGCACCGTGGTGCCGGCGCTGCCGGGCCTGCCCTGCTTACAGGTGCTGGTGGCTTCTTCGCCAGGCGTGAACTCGGTGCAGAATCCGCACGCGCGGTGGTTGTGGATCGTCATGCCTGCACCCCACGCGATGCAGCACCGGTGCGCCGGTAGTCTTCCCACGAGAAATTGCAGGGGAACGAATTTTCGTGCAGGCGGCTGTGCACACGGTCGCCCACAAACTGCGCCAGCGTCATCAGCGGCTGGTTGCTTATCACGATGACAGGCTTGTTGTCGTTGTAGCGGCGGTTGATGATCTCGGTCAGCAACAGCAAGGCGTTGTCCTTGGCCGGGATGGCGTCGATCTCGTCAACGATCAGCACGTCGTACTGGGCGAAGCGTGCGATCTCGCCCTCCTCGCTTTTGCCATCCTGGCTGTAGCTGGCCTGAATTTCGCTGATCATGCCTTTGGCAGTGATGTAGCGGACCGAGCGCGATGCGTTGGTGATGAGCGACTGCGCCAACTCGCAAGCGGCCAGGGTCTTGCCGGTACCAGTTTTGCCAGCCATGACCAACGCCGCCCAAGTCGGCTTGAGCAGGATGAAGTCACGAAAAGCCTGCACCGTCAAACGCATAGCGCGCTGGGCCTCGTTACCAGCTGCGAAGCGCGCGCCGACATACTTTTTCGGGATCTGCGCGTTTGCCATCCGATCGGCACTGCGTTGCGCCAGTGTGATTGCAGCCTGCTCGTCGCGCAACTGCGCATCGAGGCACTGCGGGCAAGTCCAGGCCGCTCCAATGCGCGTCAGCATGGTCGCATCACCGTGGTCCAGGCAGGTGCCGGCGACCATCACCAGGTGCGCTCCAAACTGGCCGAGGAAATCCACCGGTTTATCCATTCCGTCCCTCATATATCGATCTCCTCATTGCCAGCAGGGACCACGATGCCGCGGCGACTCATGGCCTCGGCGACCAGCGCGGCGTCGGCGCTGCGGTCCTGGTTGTTCGGGTTGAATTTCAGGTCTTGCACTGCTGATCGGCCAGCAGCGCGAGCAGCGACCGGGTTGAGCAGCTTGTCGACAATGGGCGCCAAGTAGTTGACCGGGATCGGCGCGTCGCCTTTCTGCACGCGAGCCAAGGCGATGGCCTGGGTCAGTACAACGGCCTGCACGTTGCGCTTGGCCCAGTCCTGCACGGTGGGGTGCGTGAACAGCGCCGTCACGCCGAGCTTGCGCAGGGCGACCGTCAGCACGATGGCGGGGTCGTTCGATGGCGTGGCGTCTTCACGCGACGGCATGCCGGCCGCGCTTGGGTTTGGCAGGTCGGCAGGTTCGGCAAGCAAGCCGACGACGACGGTGTTGTCGTTGTTTTTGCTCTGTTCTTCTCTACTCTCCTCTCCTCTAGGTGTTTCCGGGTGTTCCGTGGCGTTACATGGCGTTTCATTGACAGGAACGCCATGTAACGCCGCTTGTTTCGCCCGGTGTTTCTGTACACGACTTGTACTCGGCGATAGCGTTTCACGTTCGCGTTGAGGTTGACGCTCCTCCCAGCGTGCGACGCGGTTCGGCAGCAGCAGGCCGCGTGCTTCCATCGCCTTCACGATGTCGGCAGTCCGTGTTTCAGTGCCTGGGAAATCGAAAAGGCAGTCGACCGCCTCGCAATCGATGTCGCTGAACTGGCCGCGTACCTCGTTCGCGCTGGACTTTTCCAGGATGTATGCCCACACGGCCAGGACATCAGGCAAGGAGGCGCCAGAGCGGCGTGCCACCAGTTTGAATTTTTCGTCGTTCACGCTGCCGTGGTGCCAGCGGAACCAGTCGATACCGTTGGCCATTACACGAACCTCGCGACGCAGCAGATGGGGTCATGCGCAGCACCTTCAGCGGCATGGCAGTCGACGCAGCGGCGAGCGTTTGATGCCGGGCCGAACAGCGAGGCGAGGTGCGCCTCATCCCAGCCAGATTGCCACTCTTCGATCGCCGCGGCGCCAGGATTCATGTTGTGCTCGTCGCGACCACGGCCGGCATTGAATGCGGCAGCACCCTTCTCGCGGATCAAGTCGCGCGAAATGATCTGGTCTGTCATGACGTCACTCCCTCTACGCGACGCGCAATCTCTGACTGCAGGTCGCGCTTTGCGGCGCCGGCCGAATCTTGCGCTTCCTGTAGTTCCCGGCATGCGTGCTTAATATCGTCGACAGTAGCGTCCGGCCCGATCGACACCAGTGCCGAAGCCGCCTCGCAGTATTCCTTGAGAATGCTGTGCACGTGTGGCGTGACGTCGAGCTTCGGCGCCGGTGCAACTTCGACCAGACGCAGCTCGACACCGCGGCGCGCCAGGCGCATGTTCTCGAACTTCAGATAGATGTCTAGCGGCAGCGCCTCCTCGACCGCTGGCTCGAAATTGGCCGGCAGAAGCGTCCGATCTTTCGTTACGTCATCCAGCCAGCGAAAGATGCGCTCGGCGTTTACCTTCTGACGCTCGTACGTGTCGATCGTAGGCGGATCGAAGCGCAATCCAGTCGTAGCTGGGCCATCGATGCGCTCGTGCGCTTCGACGATCATCTGGCAGACCGTCTCACGGCTCCAGCCTTCGCGTTTCCGCCACTCCTCGATGCACTCGCGGTACATGGCAATTCGTGTCTTGTGTGGATTGTTCCGCATGCGTTACCTCTTGCGTACTGTTACTTTGGCAACACTGGATCGGAGGCGGAGACTTCGGTGTTGACCGACTCCGAAGCCCGATTCAGGAAGAGTTCGGGCCGCTCAAGCTTGACTTTTGGAGGAATGCCGCGCACGAGCCAGTTCTGCACGCGCTGTACCCCACCGTGCTTTGCATAGCCAAGCAACTCGCATAGCTTTGACGGGCCGCCGAGTTCTTCAATCAGCTTTTTGTCGTCCGACATTGTGTTTTCCCAATAAATATTGAATGATGCAGACATTAAACACCATGTTTATAAACAAGTCAAACATAGCGTGTAACACAGCCTGTTTAGTTGATGCGAAAATTGCACTCATGCATATTCAAATGGTCAGGCTGTACGAGGCAGCGCAAAAATTGCTGAAGGTGAGTGGGCAAGCCCAAGTCGCCAAGCTGCTAAACCAGTCAAGTCAGACCCTGAACAATTGGGAGGCACGAGGCATGTCGAAAGGCGGCATGCTGGTAGCGCAGCAGGTGATTGGCTGCTCTGCGACTTGGCTGGCGAGCGGTGAGGGCTCTATGCTTGGCCCCATTGTTGAAGCTGGGCTCCATCAGACAGCATCCCCTGCGCCCTTCGATTCCAACGTCAGTCCCGTCGCAATGGGCAGTAGGGCCATACCAGTGATTTCTGCTATCCAAGCCGGCAAGATGAAAGAAATCGCGCAGCCGTACGCGTTGGGCGACGGGTATGCCGCGATTTATGTGGACGACGGCTATTCGCCATGGGCTTTCGCGCTTGAAATCGAGGGGGATTCGATGACGCCCGACTATCAGGAAGGCGACCTCGTCATCATAGAACCCGAATGGTCGCCACGCCCTGGCGAGTGCGTCGCGGCTCGAAATGGCAGGCAGGAAGCGACGTTCAAGAAGTATCGGCAGCGTGGCATCGATCGCGATGGGAACGACATTTTTGAATTGGTGCCGTTGAACGAAAA